GGCGATCGACTGTTTTCTTTGCAATGCGCACGCCGGCCAGCTTTTCGTTGAATTGCCCCCATGCCCACCGGGTGATCGTCTCCTGGTGTTCCCAGCGGATATTATCGCTGTAGTTCCACAGCAGCCAGGCTTTCTGATGCTCTTCCAGCGACAGCAGAGCCCGGCGCCAGCTTGCCGTCGAGTACTCAACGGGCAGAACGAGAGCGATTGATGAACCTTTTGCGCGCGACTGCTGCCCGGGGATTGGCGGGCTGGATGGGTTTACCATGCGGCCTGTTACCGGATCGGCTACTTTCTTCCTTCCCCGGCTGCGCGCCGTAGCGGTGAATTGTGCGTTCTCTGAAAAAGCAACCAACTGTCCTTTCGTCGCACCGCTCAGATCCGCGGTGGCCACTATCAGCTGCTGGCGAACATACTCAAGGTACTGGGTATTCATGCTTTCTCTCCTGAAGCCTGATAGATGCGGACGAAATTCTTCAAAATTCGGTAGTCAACCAGTACGGTGCCACGGTGCCGGCATAGACGCAGCTTTTGCCAGCGGTCGCGGATGCGTTCGATAACGTCACGGCTCATGCGGCCTCCTGATGGCGGGCGCGGCGCTTTTCCAGCGCGCGGGCTCTGCGGGTGAATATGGATTTGATTCGCTGCAGGTAGGGAATATCGAACCGGCGCGGCTCGTTATCAGCCTCAAGGCGCTCTACGCGATCCAGGCCAATGCGTTCAATCAGGTGAATGCGATATTCAACAGCGTTGCCGCTCAACTGCCGGTTGCAGCGGGTGCAGGCGGAGTGGACATTGAACACGTTGAATTTCAGGTGCGACGCCGCACCACGGGAACGGTAATGACTGGCGTCAATTGCGCTGCCGGTCAGGTAGTTGCTCTTACCAATAAGCGGGTTTCCGCAGCTCACGCAGGGCTTACCTTCATCACGAATGCGAATATACCGGTTAAAGGCTGACTGAGCCTCTTTATCCCATTGGGCCTTTGTCTTGAATGACTCTCGCTTGGCCCGGCGACGCTGGCGACCTTCCTTTTCGGATTCGCGCTGGCGCTTCACCGCCCTGGCCTTCGCCGCCTCCCGGGCTTTTGCTGTCTGTTTTTTGCCGATCGCGCTGGCGCATTCAAAACTGCATACCACCTGCCCCTCCCGGGCAGGATGGAACCATTCGCGGCAGTGGGCGCATTTACGGCGTGCTGGTTTACGCATGTGGCCTCCTTGCTCTCAGGCGTAGCCACTTCTTATCGACCAGGCGGGCGGTATAGTCTTTCAGGGTCGGTATGTCGGAAGGCTTAACTTCGACCTTGCGCTTGCGGCGCGCAGGCACGCGGAAGATGCCGCGCTCCATTACTTTGGCGAGAAGACATTGCATAGCCATCACCCCGCAAAGCTCAGCAGCTGACTGGCGGCGTTTTCAGCCTCAGCCGGCGAGTGGAACTTGCGACGCAGAATGTAGTTCCAGAGCACATTCAGCACTGATTTGTAGACGCCGTTAAACTGGCTGTCGTCCATGCTGGCGAAGGAGATCGACTTTGCGACACGACGACGGCTGCCGTCAGGCATCTGGTATTCATCGTAAAAGCCGGCCTGAATGGTTGCCCACTCGCGGAAGGATTCGAAGTGTTTCAGCAGCGCCATATCGCGGGAACGAGAAATGCCGACAGAGGAGAGATACATATCCGCGGCGTTCTGGAGCGCAGCGCGCTGATCGAAGTCGGATGAAAGGAAGTCGATAAACCCGGATATGAGGGCGCGCTCAGCGGGCTCAATGAGTCCACCGGAAGGCGTCCAGTAGTGATACCCGAGAGTCAGAAGCTTGAAGAACTTCTTGTGTAATGCGTAATTTCGGGGCTTGCGGAACTCACCGCAAAGCAGTTGCCCCACCGGGATAAGTTGCAGGTATTCGCTGGTTCCCGGCTCTGCGGGAATCAGTACGTTTTGATAACTCTTCTCAAATTGCAGTGTTTGCGCCATGTGTCCCCACTTGGCGCCGGATAATCGTGTCAGTTGCTCAGGCTGACGAGGTAATTATCGCCCTTCCCGGGGATAAAAGCAAAATGAGCATAGGCGATCCCCCTCCGGAGAGGGGGCGAAGCAATAATCAGTGCTTCAATTTATTATCAGTTAATTAGGCAACATCAGCGCTGTTAATCAGGTGCCGTAGCGCCTTAACTCCCTCGGAGTTATAGCGAAACGCCTCAACCTGCTTATCCGAGTGTCTCGACTTATCCAGAAAGAACTTGCCGTACTGCTCAGTTTTAAGGTTGTGCTTATTAGCCACGCGACCGATTTTGTTGGCAGTACAACCGAGCTGCGCCGCCACTTCACCCGCCGTTGAGTAATGCTCTTCAATCGCCGGCAGTGGCACAACTTCGTGACCGAGAAGTGGGTTAACAAGGGTGGCAACGATCACCTGGTTAGCCGATTCACCAAGCCGAGGGAACATTGACATCAGCTCGCGGGCCGATGCGATGTTTTTCTCCAGTGCCTGAGCCTTGAGTTGCTCAGCTTTGGCAAGCCGATATTCAGTAAGTCCTGAAGTGCTTTTAGTAGGCACCTGGATAGCCTGCATGTCTTCCAGCTTATCAACCAAAGAACGGCGAACGGCCTTAGACTCACGTGCAGCCACGCGCAGTGCCTGCTTGATGGACATTACGACTTTTTCAGAGGTGGTTTTGTTCGCTTTTTGAACTACGAAAATTTCGTAGTGCTCACCTTCCAACTCATCCTTAATGCGAGCAATAAAGTCATTATTGCGGACTTCGTTCTCACCACACTGCTTGCGAGCATCATTAACCATCAGTAACAACGACTGGGAGTCAATGGTTTTATCGGTGACAACACTGCTTTTTGGTGCTAAATTTAATGAAGTCATTGGTTGGACCCTTATGACAGATTTATGGATAGCCGGCAGCTGCGAACTGTCGGCTTTTCTATTTATGCATCATTGCAACATCTCCTGACGCAGGTGTGGTAATACCCTGCTCCAGTTATCATCCTTCCATGGATGAAATTCGATATGCGCCGTCTCGCGCTTAATGATCTCCCTGGCCTTGTTGATTGTCCATGGCAACTCCTGCCCGATCGTGTGAAAGTGCCCGGCCTGGCGATGCTCTGCCACTCTCAGTAAAGGTGTGACGCTATTGCAGGCTTTGAGCATGACGTCGCTGGCCCGCCATAACCATGCCAAAGAGCAAAGTTCATCGTCACTGAACTGCTTCGCAATCGGCGAATAAGCCACTTCCCGATCCAGAATATCCAGCACCCAGCGGCGGAACTCTTTGGCCTTTGGCGTGCGAGCAAACATCGCAACAAGGTGGGCGCCACGCAGAGAGAAAACGCGTGATTCCTGCTTTCCTGAAGGGGTGGTCAGTTTGACCACCCCTGTCATTTGTGCTGTAAATTCATCAGCATGGCGTGAGTAGATGCGTTGAACTGCTTTATCATCGGCATACTCCAGCGCCAGGCCAACCTCTGCTGCCGTAAGCCAGATGTGACCACCCATTTCCATGTAAGCAAAACTGGTGTTGTGGAAAGTTAGCTCTTTGTTCTGTACACTATTCATGTCGATATTTCCTTCGCGGATATTTTCGATAGAAGCCCCAATGGTTGCCGCCAATGGGGCTTCGCCGTTTTTACTGTCCATTCACGCGTTCCTCGCGCAGGCTTTTTGCCAAACGCTGCACAATTGCAGAGTTAATCGATATCCCATCCATTTCGGCTAATCGCCGGATATCTTCCTTCATTCGCTCTGGCAGGCGAAGTTGGAAACTGTCGTTCTTGCGGCCGGTATAGAGTACGTCTTGCATCTACTATCTCCTTTCATGGTGTCAACTTGGTTCTACAACCAATTTAGCACCATTTAAAACGATGTCAAGTTGGTGCTATTGTTTGTCGTCAAAATTGCAAATTTGAGGACTTATGAGCAGATTCCCTAGCCAAGAAATGGACAGGTTTAACGTAAGGTTGCCCTCTGGAATGCGTGAAGCAATAGCCGAACGCGCCAAGGCCAACGGCAGGTCAATGAACTCAGAGATCGTTCAGATACTTCAAGAAGCGCTTGATACCGATAAGGCTATTTCCGAAAGCGATCTCGTTGACTTCGACTCAACTCAGGCTGCTTTTAATGCCACCTCAACGCCTGAAGAAAAAGAAATATTCTTAAATACTCTTGCGAAAAAAGATCCATTCACGGCAGAAATCCTGCGCGAAGGTGAAGAGCATGCCAGGAGACTTGCAGCAATACTTGGTAGACGTATGGGATATCTGGATGACGAAAAGTAAAATCCCCAACTAATTGTTAAAGAGCGGCTGCTGGAGCCATTAAAGCGCCTGCCGTCGCCCATGTAAATAGGCCATAAATTTCATAAAGTTACGCTAAGTTATCTATCATTAACTATGATGAGATGTGATTAACTATGGTGAACCAGAATGAATAAAAAAATTTTTATCAATAGCACGAATTGCTAAATAAACACTTGGTGATTTGCCTGTCTATCCGCCTTCGCCTGCCAGAGGCGGATTCGGTGACATTAAAAAGGTAAGCCTTGTGCTTGTGCGGAACAAGTTGATGACGCTGCAGAAGAGACTGCAGGAGCTTAACAATTGGTTGGGAGAATAAGCAACCCGCTTCGAAAAATATACTCTCGATATAAGCATCTAAATTATTTAAATAATATAAGGGGCTAATTACCGGCCCCTTAACACTTAGTCTCACCCCAACTTCCAAACAGAATTGTAAGAAAGATCACACAATTCAGTAGTTCTCAAGAGGATTAAATCAGACTCCCATCTCTCCTCAAATCTATTTTCAAACTGGTCCACAAAAATCTGTACCAAAGCATACTTTGACTCTTTATAGATGTTAATTTTATCTTTTACGCTCTTATTACCTGCCTTTTCATTTAACTCCTTAGACAAAGGTAAAAGGTTGCCTATCATACTATATACCTCATGCCTACCACTACTTTGTGGGTATATATGTTCTAATGTCAAAGAGTCTGGCATATACTCGCCTGTTTTTATGTAATGCAATTCTAATCTATTGAAAATATATTGAATTAATCTTTTATTCTTTAATTCTTGATTGGAAAACTTTAACATTCCAAACTTCTCAAGGAAAACACTAAATTCAGGTTTTCTTTTCACCAACATATCCAGTAAAGCTTTTATAACCTGACGATTACTAGCTTTAGTTGCGGCCTCATCGACCAAAGCCCTTGCAGCCTTTGCATAAGCACTTTCGATACCCGAAGGACGCAACGAACAAACAGCATTAAACATAAAATGAAAACGTTCAATAGATAAAACGGCCCGATTCATATCAGCAAGCTTTAATGTACCCTTAGATCTTGCCTTAAATAAAGACAATAGAAATGGTTTGTTTTGGGATATATTAAAAAGGCGTAAAGCCTGCAGGCCTTTTAAAATAGGCCTCATTTCAACCTCAGGAAAGTCCTGCTCAGTAGGGGATGATATTTTTACATAGATTTCAGCATCTGAGAGTAATTCATCAATAAACTCTTCAGCATCAATAACTCCTTTATTCCATTTATCCAAAAAAGCCTTATAAAGAGTATCGCTACTTACATAAGAATATTTTGATACCCACCAATGCCTGATAAATGTTTCAACCGAACCAACACCATTGCGACTACCTATTATTTTTCTTATTTTATTCCATTTAGTTTTTGCGTCGTCATCTGGATGTGTACTATTAAGTTTCTTAAATAACTTATTCTTAATTAGATCAGCATAACTTAAATTTAGCCCTCTTGCATTAAGAGTTTCAAATATTGTGTACGCTTCATCCTCATCGTTTACTGTTATATAAATCACCTTAAGAAATCTTAACACCTGATCTCGGACCGCCTTCAGTGCTTCTAAATAAATAAAAGTTTCTTCATCTAATCCTAATGATTTAGAGAGATTATCTTCTGAAAGATATTCAGTTAGATCATTATAGGCTGATTGTAAGTTTTTTTCCTCTACCGACTCAGGTCCATCACCTCTCTTATCAATGTGTTGAATATTGTTTTGAAAATAGGGTTTAGGAGTTTCGTTAACCAGTTTAAAAAATGACTTGCCGTCATCATCGATGCCAGAAATGTAATTATTATAGATTGATTGAGCAACAGCCAGTTCATTTATCTGTTTAAATTTATCACATAACGCAGATAATAAAATCGTAAGAGTAGTAAGACGCTGCTGACCATCTACAATCATTAACTCCGAACTTGTCTCTTGACCTACCAATACCAGAGCGCCAATAAAATACTCTTCATAATGGTACTGACCATCCTGCTGCCAATGGATATTGGTAACTATATCATTCCACAGTTCGCTCACTTGCTCCTTTCCCCACGAGTATTCTCTTTGAAATCTAGGAACAATATATTTTTTATTAACGGAAAGTACGTTTGTTAGTGTTCTGGCATTTGCTTGCAGTTCCATCGAGAGACCTTAATGGGCTAATTATTTGATAATGTTCTATAGCATCAGTGATACGTTTACAACCCCTTGTGCACACATACCCCCGCCACGCCTACCCGCTTTGTGTAGTAGTTTTCATGCACCTGCATGAGATGTACAAAAGCCCGTCAGAGCTGAGGGGCCGGAGACATTTCATCTTCACTCCAGTATCCTTCGATATCTTTGAAGCAGAGAATTTGCAGTGAGTTGCTCATTTGGCCCCCTTCACGAAGATGATCCAGTGGGTCTTATCGTTCTTTCCGGTACGCTGGCCGATCGCCGGCACCTCATCCGTCAGCGCCAGAATTTGGCTAACAGGTATCTGAGTTTCGTTCCACTTGAAGATAAGTACGCCATGTGGCCGCAGCACTCTGAACGCTTCTTTGAAACCCGCGCGCAGGTCATCGCGCCAAGTGTCTTTGTTCAGGCGCCCGTATTTCTTACCCATCCAAGCGTTTTCACCAACACGCGCCAGATGAGGCGGGTCAAATACAACAATCGGGAAAGAGGCATCGGCGAACGGCAGCGCGCGGAAATCGGCGATAATGTCCGGGCTGATAACTAGCCTGCGCCCGTCGCACAGGGTGTGCTGCTCGGAGCGAATGTCGGCGAACACTGCACGCGGGTCCTGTTTGTCGAACCAGAACATGCGGGAGCCACAGCACATGTCAAGGATGGTTTGCTCGGTCATTTGGCCCCCTCGCGCAGCGAATCCGCCAACCATTGCAGATTCATAATCTGAACGGCGATATTGCTGAATTTTTTCTCCAGGTGAACGATAGCCTTCTCAACTCCGCGCGCCTCGGCTTCGGCTACGATGCGATCGGTGGCGAGGGTTTTGAGCCCATCGCGCAGTTTTACGTATGCGCTCAGCATGGCCAACTCAGGCACGTCGTCAGATTTCGAATGATAAGTATCAAGCGCTTCCATCATCAGCTTACTGAACGGTGCCGGCGCTGATTTTTTCAGCGCTACATTCTCCGCAACCAATTGCTTTAAGAATTTCGCCAGTTTCAGGAACTTCTGCTCTCTGATCGACAGCTCGCCCACCGACTCCAGCGACCAAATAAGCTCGTTTACTTCCTGTAATGTGATTGTCATACCGATGTTCTCCCGTAAACAGCCAGTACTCGCTTCATCGCCGGGCTTTGCCGACACTCGTTGAAAATCTGGTTAATGCTCTTTCTGCCTGCAATTTCGTCTTCAGTGGCCAGCCGGTAGTAAACCGTCCGCCACACCCGGGCTTCAACTACCAGCACGCCCTGCTTTGCCAGGATATTCGCAGCCTGGTTAATGCAGGTGTGCGTCATTCCGAAAGCCGCGGCGACATCTGGCGAACTGAAGGTTGCATGTGTTTTCAGGTAGTTCAGAATTGCGTCTTTACCGGTCATGACTGGTTCCCCCGATAGCTGTCCCAGGTAAACGAGATCGTGCAGCCGCCGCCGTCGTTCATGCGGTCGATGACGCGCTCGCCGATAAACTGCGTCAGCTCATCCTTCGGCAGGTTGCTGATCAGGATCGTCGGCTTCAGGCGCTCGTAGCGGGTGTTGATGATTTCAAACATGATCATCTTCTCGGCTTCGCTGCCAAACTGCACACCAACCTCATCGACAATCAGAAGGTCTGGCTTCGTGAAGTAGCGGATCACCTCATCCTCAGTGCGCGTGGCTGTTTTTGACCAGGTCGATTTAAACTCCCGGGCAATCTTGAGCGCCGTCGTGAAAATGACTGAGCTTTGGTGGTGCTCAATCACATGGCGGGCAATGGCCAGCGCAAGGTGGTTTTTACCGGTACCAGGCTTGCCACACATAACCAACCCACCTCCCTGCTGGAGGCGATCAGTCCATTTCGATGCGTAGGCCTGGCAGACCCGTAGTGCTCGCTCAGAATCCTTCCCAACAGGCTTGTAGCTGTCCAGAGTGCACGTGGAGAAGCGCTCTGGTATATCCAGCTGGCGAAGCAGCCTTTCTGCAGTTTGCTGGCGAACTCGCTTATCCCAGCGAACCTTTTCATCCCTCAGAAAATTCAGTTCGTCTTCCAGGCAGCCCGGGCAGCGTGTCGGCGGTGATGGCAGATTGATGATGCTGCTGGTCAGGATCCGCTTGCGCTGCTCATACTCGCCATGCTTTTCGCAACAGACGCGCTCGATAACCACCTCGCAATTCGGGATGTCTTCCGGTGGCTTACTCAGCTGATCAAGCATCCGCTCAATGGCAGTGATTTTTTCTTCCAGTTCCATGATCAGTCCCTCGCCCATGATGGGATTTCAGTCTGCCCGTAATCCTTCCCTGCGAAATTTTCGGCAACTCGCACCTGTTGACTTGGTTGAGGCTTGGCACCATTTGGCTCAAACAGGCCTTGCCAGCCATTGGCGATGCTGCGGTTGATAATTTCTTCGGGCGCGTAACCGTTCAGTCTGCAGCGGTCCAGCAGGTTGATAGCCTGGGTGACCGTCTGCTGAGACTTGATCGGCTTTTTCAGGTCGCGACGATATGCCACCCATGACGACCAGATTTCTGCAGAAAGCCAGTCAGGCAACTGAACAGCTAACGCATCGAACGAAACCGCCCCGGGGGATTTAGGGGGGTTATTAATATTGTCTTTATTGTCTTTTGTATGTTTGTCTTTTGTGTTTACCTGATTCGGGTAATAGGCGTTACCTGATTCGGGTAAACTTTTCTTACCTGATTCGGGTAATGTTACCTTTTTCAGGTAAGGTTTTTTTTCTTTACCTTTTACGGGTAAAGATGACCATTCGCTGACCGTTTTATTAATCCCGATAACACGACCGGTTTGAGTTAATATCCCCCGCTTAACCAGGACGCTTTTTGCAGCTGAGCACTTATGCGGGAGAATGCCGGTCAGCTCCGAGAGCTGTTCGTTACTGACCCAGTCAGATTTCTTGTTGAAGCCGTATGTTTTGCGCATGACAGCCATGAACACCAAAAGCTGATGCTGCGACAGACCCGCACGCATGACAGCTTCAAGGAGCTCATTGGCGATGCGCGTAAACCCATCGTCGAGATCTGCCACGCGCAGCTCCTGTAGTGCCACGACAGGCACAGGGAAATTGATTACCTCGGCAGTATTTGCCATAATTACTCCTGTGAATTGATCCAGTTAATTCGCGTAGAAAGCCGTTAGTGTTCCAGCACTGCGGCTTTCGCCTTTTACGCACTTCATCAGTCCCACCCAAGCGGACCCGGGCGGCACCGCTCCGCACGCAAACCGATATCTGCCAGCGTTTCTACTGACTGCAGGTAGTGGCGGGAAACTACCACCGCCTCCGGCGGAACAACCTGCAAACCCAGCGCTGATATTTCCTTCGCCATTTCTGCGTAATACCCCTCGCTCTTGCGGCGACTGATTGTCGACTCGCTAACCCCTCGCATTTCCGCAAAAACCTTTTGGCCAATGGACAAAAGCCGGTTTAACAAAATGCCTTCAATCTCAATTGGGTTGAGGATTGGCGGCTCTAACTTTCGGGCTATTGCATTCTCCATCTGTGATACTTCCTCTGGTGTTGATTGGGAGGCCGCTGGTTAGGCGGCCGGAACGCCCTTCGGAGAAGGGAATAGTTTTGGAAGGTCTGGTCTAATTTGATGCGCCTGAACCTCCCCATTAGTTGCATTTACGATGCTGTTTACATGTTCAGGCGAAACCTTTGCCTTGTTGTGGAGCCACTTGTAAACCGCCTGCTGAGAAACATCGCAGGCTTCACCAAGCTTTTTCTGAGAGCCGACAATATTAATTGCGGTTTTAATGGTTGGGTTCATGACAACCTCCGTAGTAAATACAAACAAAGAATAAAACCTTAGTTGTATTTAGTCAACAACCATTTTCGTTTGCCGCTATAAAACCATGGTTGTAAATTGAGAAGATGAAAACGACACTTGCAGAACGATTAAGAGAAGCCAGAAAGGCTGCCAGCATGACCCAGAAGACTCTGGGAGATGCTGTTGGAGTTAGTCAGGCTGCGATCCAGAAGATTGAAACTGGAAGGGCTGCTCAGACCACAAAATTGCTCGATATAGCCAAGGCTTTAAGGGTGAGACCTGAGTGGCTTTCTTCGGGAACTGGCGCCATGAGGGCTGATGGTGAAGATGACAAGAAGCCTTCACACATAAATCATGATGTGTTCAGGGTCGACATTTTGGATCTGGCCGTCAGTGCCGGCCCGGGCATTGTGAATCAGGAGTTCGTGGAGATTCTCCACTCCGTTGAATATGCGCCAGCGGAAGCGCGCCACATGTTCGATGGGCGCAAGGCTGAGAACATCCGGATCATCAACGTCCGGGGCGACAGCATGTCTGGGACGATTGAGCCGGGTGATCTGCTGTTCGTCGACATCAGCGTTAAGAGCTTCGACGGCGACGGGATATACGCCTTCCTGTACGACGACACTGCTCACGTCAAGCGCCTGCAGAAGATGAAGGACAAGCTGCTGGTTATCTCAGATAACAAGAGCTATGCAGCCTGGGACCCGATCGAAAAAGACGAGATGAACCGGGTGTTCGTGTTCGGCAAGGTGATCGGCAGCATGCCGCAGACGTACAGGAAGCATGGGTAAAGCTTTAGCACGCAGAGGAAGCATGTCTGATCTGATTATCCCAATACTCATTACTTTACTGATTATCGGACTGGTTGGGATAGTACTCAGGCTAGATAAGATTTTCTTCAAGCGAAGGGATGAGCGGGATGACTTTGAATAAGCCAGACCGGTAGTTCGATGTGTTTTTGGTTATGCCGAAGACGTACAGGAAGCATGGGTAGACACCCAACTGCATAAGCTGGTCTTGGCGATCGTAACGCCTTACTTGTCGTCGCATAGTTAATTATTTTTTTCATTTAATACAATACGTTGAAGCACATACCCACGATTAACTCTTTCATTTGTTCAGGAGAAAATAAGTGAGCGAGAAACGAGAAGTTGTTTTACAACACGTTAATAACGTTTTGGAATCTAAGAATTACATTGAAACAAATGCTGACGGTGTCGTAACCATTGGCACGCAGAATAATGGTTACGATGTTTACAACTTTGTATTTCTCAATAGCTCCCCCGTCATTAGCCATGAGAATGGCGAAATTATTGTAACGGGGATGGAGCGAACGAAAGTTGCATCAGTAACACTAAGCAAGCAAAAAGCCTTTGATTTCTATCAGTCCTTGAAAAGCCTATTTGAGGAATAACATCTGATGGATGCAGCTCAATCATCTCTTGGTGAAGGCAAGTTACTGATTGCTTACTCTGATAAAAATGGCTCCACAATAGGTGTAGAGTTTTCTGCTGTGGCATCAAGCCAAGCAACATTTTTAATGGGGGCTTGCTCTGTTGCAGCTACCGGTAAAGAAAAACGAATTGTCACATCAGCCGTCATAGATGATACTGAGATCATTCAAGCAGCGAGTGATGATGGAGGAGACAACATGGAAACGCGGATTGCACTTCTTGAATCTGATGTTGCCCGCATCAAAGGTGACATCTCTGAAATCAAAGCCGGCACTCAGAAGTTATCTTCAGATACAGCAGACATAAAAAAAGACGTCGCAGTTATTTTGCACAAGATTGTTGATATTGATGAAAAATTATCAAAAAAACCAAGCAACAGCGAAATGACTACTGCAATAACCTCAGCTGTCAATCGACAGATAATGTGGACTATAGTTACAGCTTTGGCTGTGTTGGGGTTAGCTCGTTGGATATTTTAGCCTCCCTACCCGGCCACCGCGCCGGGTTTTTACTGCCCTACTCTTCCCTCAGCATCAGCACATCCAGTGCCAGTTCCACAGGCAGATCTACCTTGGCTCCCTGCCACAACATCTGAATCATCTCTATCAGCGCCTCTCTTGATGGCTCGCGCTTCTCAACCAGCAGCTGCATAACCGCTATCCCGATAACCTGCGCAATCTGCGGGTGCATCTCTGCGAAAAACTCATCCTCATTCGACATGGCGCTACCTTCTTTGGCGTTTTTTTGAGCTTACCAGCACGCTTTACAAAAATAAATAACCAATAAAAACAACCAAATAAAACCATTCCAGCCATTTAAACAACTATTGTTGTTGACTACAAAACAACTATGGTTTTAAATTGACTCATCCAAACAACACCGGCAACGCCGGGTAATCGTAACAATGCTCAGCTGGCCGGCTTTAAGGCAAAGGTGAAGAGATGATCCGCGAAGAAGATAAAACTGAGTGGTTTAAGTTTCTGGCACACGCATTCGCCATCGTCGTATGCGTACTGATAGCAAGCGCGTTCTGCCTGATGCCTGGTGGTTCAGCATGAGCAGAAATGGCATTCGTTCACTGATTTACTGCCTGCTGATCTGCGGCGTTATCTGGGCGGCAGTGGTTATCAAAATTCTGCACGTTACGGGGGTGTTCAATGGTTAGTCATCATTACGGGACACAGACCGTTAACCGCGGCGCCGTTCTGCCAGGGATGCTCGTTAAGCATCGGGAAAGCACCTGGACAGCATCAGCAAATAAACGCGGCCGCCTGTACCTGCATCGCGGGATTGAGCGGACTTACACAACCGACTTGCTGGTTGAAGTTTATCTGAACGGGTTGGGACAAGATCTCAGCCGGTAATCGAAACGAAGAATTTAACTGAGCTATCAGGCAGCCAATACGGTGCCGGGCGTTTCACAACCAAATTTCAGGAGCGAGCTATGAACGCATACCGCGCATACGACGCTATCGAAGAACGGAAATGGGCTGAACAGTCGCTCAACGAAGAGAAGCAAAAGTGGATTGACGATCGGGCGCAGGAAATTATCGACGCTCTGCCGAAAGAGCCGTCAGGCCTGTTCCGCTTCTCTGTACCGATGGACAAAAGCCCATACGAAGGCCTCCGCAGCGATGCAGCTGGCGAGGCATATAACGATCTCATCTCGGCAGTAGCTTACGCCCAGGCGGAATACGACTGGGATCACCGCACCGGCTGCCCGTTTTAACTTTGAGGGGAATTCTATGAGCACAGCACTTTCTACAATGGCCGGGAAGCTTGCCTCCCGCCTCGGCATGGATGCCGGAACTGACCTGATGAACACTCTGAAAAATACAGCATTTAAGGGTGGGAATGTCACTGATGAGCAGTTCACGGCACTGCTGATCGTCGCCAACCAGTACGGACTAAATCCGTGGACGAAGGAGATTTATGCATTCCCGGATAAAGGCGGAATTGTTCCAGTGGTCGGTGTTGACGGCTGGGCTCGAATCATCAACGAACATCCTCAGTTTGATGGAATGGAGTTTGCCTACGACAAGGAAGAAGGCGCGTGTACCTGCAAGATATACCGGAAAGACCGGACACACCCGACCATCGTTACTGAGTACATGGGAGAGTGCAAACGCAACACTCAGCCATGGCAGTCCCACCCTACCCGTATGCTTCGTCACAAGACGCTGATCCAGTGTGCGCGTCTCGCATTTGGGTTTGCTGGCATCTTCGATCAGGACGAAGCCGAGCGTGTCATTGAAGGGAGTACGGCAGAGGTTCATGTAGGGCATGAGTCGGATGGTCGTCGCCCGGAACTGATCGCAAAAGGCGAGTCTGCCGCACGCCTTGGAACTGTTAAGTACCAGGAATTCTGGGTTGCGTTAAGCGCAGAAGAGAAACAGGTTATCGGCGCGGTTGAGAAGCGTCGCATGTATGACATGAGCCTTGCAGTCGACAACGCAGAACCTGTCGATGCCGCAGCGCCGGAGGATAAATGATGGAACAACGCACCCCAGAATGGTTTGCCGCTCGCTGCGGAAAAGTCACAGCCAGCCGCCTTGCTGACGTCATGGCCAGAACCAAGTCTGGCTATGCAGCAAGCCGACAGAACTACATGGCCGAGCTGATTTGCCAGCGCCTCACCGGGAAGCTTGAAGAAGGTTTCTCCAACGCCGCAATGATACGCGGAACAGAACTCGAGCCGGTAGCACGCGAGATGTATGCGCTGAATGAGTTCGATGCCGAAATCACTGAAGTGGGGCTTATCGATCACCCAACTATACCAGGATTCGCAGCAAGTCCTGATGGGCTTGTTAATGGTGATGGGCTTATCGAAATTAAGTGCCCCAACACCTGGACTCATCTTGAGACCTTAAAAACTGGCGAGCCAAAACGCCAGTACCTGTTGCAGATGCACGCTCAGATGATGTGCACAGGGCGCAAATGGTGTGATTTCGTTAGTTTCGACGATCGTCTACCGCCAGACCTCGCCTATTTCAAAAAGCGCATTCACTTCGACGAAGCACTGGCAAATGAGATTCAGTCCGAAGTGAAAAAGTTCTTGGAAGAGCTGGAGAAAGAGATTTCCAGCATAAAAAACCACGACCATGCCGCATGAGAAAGGCAGACACGAAACGAGGTGCGCAATGACTGATTTCGGCGGATCGAAAACTCCAAAAAATGAACGTGACTACTGGCAAACGCCGATTGAAATTTTCAACGCGCTCGACCGCGAGTTTGGCTTCTGGCTGGATGCTGCAGCCTCTGAGAGTAACGCGCTATGCGCTCACTATCTCACTGAGCTGGATGACTCGCTGAACAGCGAATGGACGTCATGCGGCGCGATATGGTGTAACCCGCCCTATTCCGATATCGGCCCGTGGGTAGAAAAGGCTGCTGAGCAATCCCGGGCGCAGTCTCAGGCCGTAGTGATGTTGCTACCGGCTGACATTTCTACCGGCTGGTTTATTTCAGCCATGCAATCAGCTGATGAACTCAGGCTGATAACGGGTGGCCGTGTTCAGTTTGTTCCTGCATCCGTTACAGGAAAGCGCCAGAGCAACCCAAAAGGCTCGCTCCTGTTTATTTGGCGCCCGTACATCACCCCGCGACACATCATCACGTCCATATCGCTGGCTGAGTTAAAGCGGATCGGGAATCTGGAGGCTGCATGACGCCAGAAGAAAAAGAAAACGCTCTCCGCGCCCAGGCTCGTCGCTGCGCAGAAGAGATAACCAAAGCGATGAGCGTAAAGCCTAAACCGAAGTGGAACGCTGTATGCCCCCCCATCCTTCGCAGGCACTACGAGAAGGTAAAGCCGATGGGTGTCAGCCTGGTAAAATTTGTCAGTGTTATTGGCCGCATGAATGGGCGGTATGGAGTGGAATCATGAAAGAACGCGGAATGATTTTTAACGCCGATATGGTGAGGGCCATCCTCGACGGCCGGAAGACTCAGACTCGGCGGCCTATCAAATGGAAACAGACTCGGTTCACTGAAATTGGTGAGCGCGAAGACGGTAGCAAATGGCCGTGGAGCGAAGATGCAGAGCATGCTTGCGACTTCTGGCACCCATGCCCGTTCGGCGCCGTCGGCGACCGCATCTGGGTGCGTGAAACTTGGGCAGAGGCTGGAGCCAGCGCACCGGACCTCAAACTTTATCGTGCGAATTATCCTGAGCATGTTCCGTCGATTTATGAAAATGTGCCGCCGGCTAAAGAAATTCACTGGACGCCATCCATTCACATGCCGCGCTGGGCCAGCCGCATTCTGCTGGAAATCACCGGCGTGCTGGTCGAGCGCCTAAACACTATTAGCGAGCACGATGCTCAGGCAGAAGGCGTGGCGAGGCTAAGAGGGGGATTCTGGAAGCACTATCAGCCAGGCTGGACGCAGCATCAATTGAGTGCCCGCGGATCGTTCGTAACCCTCTGGAAATCCATCTACGGCGAGGAGGGCTGGAAATCCAACCCCTGGGTTTGGGTTATCGAGTTCAAGCGCGTTGAAGGTGGTGCAGCATGAGTCTTAAACATCGATTACCCGAGCTGGAAGCCAGCATCGACCCGGCAGCATTGCGTGCAGCCGCCGACGAATATTCGGATCTGCTTCTGACTTTGTGCTTATGCATGAAGATGGCCGGCCCCACCCGGGCGAACGTGCGCGCCTGCGCCAGCGAGCTTAAAAAACGCCTGACAACCTGGCACAGCCATAAAGAGCTCAATGCAATTCTGTCCAGTTGGGATCCCGTTGGCTATGTTCTCGGCCTCCGCCGTGAAGCGAACGACAACGCGCGCGCAGCTGGCGATCCGGTAGATGTCTTTGTGTGAGGTGAATATGCGACTGATTAACCGAAGCAAACAATCACCGCTGGGCCGCCAGGCGTGCGATGCGGCACTGGCAAAACACGTTGAGCTTTATGGAGCCTACGGGCTACAGAAAACGAAAAGAACTTATACGGTGGTGGTTCAAGGCTCAAAGATCACTGTAGAAGTTGTTAACAGAAAAAGTAGCTATGTGGCCACAGCCATGAGCTGCGCGCGCCGGCTACACCATCTGCCTGGACAATGTAACTAAGGGGTTTTTATGACTAATACATCTCATAAATCAGATGAAATTTTGATAACCGATGACGTTCTGTCCAGATACAAAATATCGCGCAGCACACTCTATTTCTGGAGCACCCCATCCCGGATGCCCTCTTACTTTGCTCAGCCATTCCCGCAGCCTAAAATAAATGGCAGCCCTAAAAGGTGGAGACTTTCAGACCTGCTGGCCTGGGAAGATAACGTGGGGATCAAACCAGAGGCTGACCAACCAGCTTCTCAAGGTGATCCTGCCAAACAGCAAGCCAGTGACGCTGATCATCCAGATAATCATGCAGGTTATAACGTGCCATGACACCTGCCATATGATGGCCAAGCAGTTTTTCCACAACATGTGGCGGCGCACCTAATTCAGAAAGGCGTGTCGCCACTGTTCGTCTGAGGTCATGGAGAGACCAGGGCTTCATGCCTGTTTTAGCTATAATCTGAGCAGAAAACAGAGCGACGTTTGGTTGTAGTGGCGGTCTGTCATCTTCTGGCCCCCTGTAACGTGACAGTGTCACAACATGTTTTGAAACTGACGTTTCCTTCTCTGCTAACATCATTCTTACTACTGCCTCGGGAAGTGCCCTTCTGACCGATTTCCCGGTTTTATAATCGCTTGCCGGAATGGTCCACGTTTGCTCATGGAAATCAAACCACTCCCATCTTGCTGTTCTGATCTCTGTACTCCGGCAGCCAGTCATGATGAGAAACTTCATTATCAGTTGTTGTCGGTACTTCATTTCAGGAAGGATGTTCCAAACTGTTTTGATTTCCTCATCACTCAACCTGCGATCTTTTACGGATGCTGTGAGACCTACGTCAGAGCGCCTAAGGCTCTCAATCGGGTTCACATTAATTACCCCTCGATTGGAGCAGAAACGGAACGTACGCTGCATCAGCCCCAGCATCTGACCAGTGACAACTCTTCGCCCCATGCCATCAAAAAGGTTAAGCCAGTGTGCTTTAGTGGTCTGATCAACAATCATGTTCCCCAGCACAGGCGCTATATGGTTATTGAAGTCCCGCCGGTTAACCTTGATTTTCACAAGACCTTCAGGGATGCAGTAATACTTTTCCCAGTAATCGAAAGCCTCTTTAACGGTGAGTGCTTCGACTTTTTTCTGTTTCTCCAGAACTGTTTGCCGTCTCGGATCGAGTCCTTCTGTCAACCAGGCCCTGAACTGCTGCCTACGTTCGCGAGCTTGAGATAAGGAGGTGGTGGGATAATCGCCAATCGTTAGCTGAGCGGCTTTCCCGTTCCATCTGTAGCGGTAAAAGAATGTTATACTGCCGGAAGTAGACAACCGGACATTCA